TAGACGCCCCAGAAGCCCCCGCCGGATTTCAACATCGGTGGATTCGTGCTGAGGTCCGAGGTCATGATGACCGAGCGAATATGTCAAAGCGTGTTCGTGAGGGATTTGAACTCGTAAGAGCTGAAGAGTACCCCGACTTTGAAGCTCCTATGGTTGAGGACGGAAAGCACGCAGGTGTCATAGGTGTCGGAGGATTGGTGCTCGCACGTATCCCCGAAGAAACTGTTCTTGAACGCTCGGCATACTTTCAGAATGAAACTAACGAGCAGATGAGCGGTGTCGACAACGATTACATGCGAGAAAGTGACCCGACGATGCCTCTAAAACAAGGGGATGTTGAGCGCACAACTAAGGTCGCTTTTGGTGGTCAGGCTAGACCTGACAATTCTGAAGCCTAATTTGCTTAAAAGAGGTTTGTAATGGCAAACACAGACAAGCCGAACGGGTTCACGCCAGCGTATCACCTTTATGGTGGTACAATCCAATCAGCAAAGATGAGGATTGAAAGTGGCTATGGCACTGCTATTATGAGCGGTGACGTAGTAAATCTTTCTGGTGGCTATGTGATCCAAGGAACGGCAACTGGGACACCGGCAGGTGTCTTTCATGGAGTACAGTGGACCGCATCGGACGGAACTCCAAAGTGGTCTAATCAGTGGACGGCTAGTACAGCGACTCTGGGAAGTGAAGACGCGGTCGCCTATATCTATAGGGACCCCGGTATTGCTTATGAAGCACAGTTCACCGCAGGTACACCTGCAGTGACTTTCATCGGCAATAAGTACACTCTTTCAACGACCGCCGGAAGCACGACGAACGGGCGCTCGAAAGAAGGGGTTACTGCGACGACTTCCTCAGGAATTGCATTGTGTCTTGGTTTTGTAGATGAGCCAAGTAACGCAATTGGGGCGTATGCTCGTGCATACTTCAGTTTCCCGACTAACGTCTTCGCGGTCTAAGGAGAGTAACTAATGGCTATTAATAGAGCACAACTCGTAAAAGAGCTTGTTCCCGGCCTGCATGCTCTCTTTGGTTTGGAGTATGATCGGTACGCCAATGAGCATGAAGACATTTTCGATACGGAAAACTCGGAACGAGCGTACGAAGAAGAAGTCATGCTGACTGGCTTTGGGGAGGCCCCCGTTAAGAACGAGGGTTCCGCAGTTGTTTACGATACCGCGCAAGAAGCGTGGACCGCCCGATATATCAATGAGACTGTTGCGATGGCGTTCTCCCTTACGGAGGAAGCAATCGAGGACAACCTCTATGACACATTGTCTTCGCGGTACACGAAAGCCCTTGCACGGTCGATGCAAACGACGAAGCAAATCAAGGGTGCGAACGTCCTTAACAATGCGTTTACATCTGGTACCGGTGGTGATGGAGCATATCTTTGTTCCTCCTCTCACCCGACTGTTGAAAATGTAAGCCTCAGCAATATCCTTAGCACTGCTTCGGATTTGAATGAGACTTCATTGGAGCAGGCGCTGATTGATATTGCAGGCTTTAAGGATGAGCGAGGTCTGAGAATTAATGCTCAGGCAACTCGTCTTCTCATCCCAGCTGCACTTCAGTTTGTTGCTGACCGACTGATGGAATCTCCGGGTCGTACAGGAACGGCGGATAACGACATTAACGCTGTGCGGAACATGGGAATGGTCCCGCAGGGTTACTCCGTTAACCACTACCTGACGGACACCGATGCATGGTTCCTGAAGACTGACGTACCGAATGGTCTGAAGCACTTCGTGCGGACGCCCGTTTCTACGAACATGGAAGGTGATTTTGAAACCGGCAATGTTCGTTACAAAGCCAGAGAACGATACAGCTTCGGCTGGTCCGACTGGCGCGGTATCTTCGGGACTCCCGGAGCGTAATGAAGAGGGGGGAGTTCGCTCCCCCCTTTTTTCGAATCTGGAAAAAATACAGCCCTAGCGACTGGTCCAGCAGACGCTTACGAAGACACTAGGGCAAATCCTTTCGTAAGGAGGAACTCTTGGCTAAGACTACTTTCTCAGGCCCCGTAAAATCTTTGGCGGGGTTTATTTCTGCAGGAAACGCTTCTGTTGTCAGCCTGACGGCGGATACCACGCTGACGGTGGCTTCGCATGCTGGCAAAATCTTGCTCACTAATGATGCAGATGGCAAGTTCACACTACCTAGCATCGTTGCTACGGCTCCGGGTCGAGATGATGATCCAAATCAAACCAACAACCTAGGTGCAACTTTCACTTTCGTAGTGGTTACTGCTGCAACCGACATGGATATCTTGACCGATGGTACAGATAAATTTGTTGGCGGTACATACACTGGGGTGACGGATGCCACAGGTAAGACGTTCATCAGCGGTGCATCAAACGATGTGCTTACCATGAACGGATCTACCAAAGGTGGGCTTGCTGGCAGCATTGTCCGTGTTACTGCGATAGCAAGTGCTAAGTATGCTATTGAGGGACTAATCCTCGGATCGGGAACTCTTGTAACACCGTTCGCTGACGCTTAAATTGGGAGTAACTTATGGCTGATGCTGTAACAAGTACAACCATTTCGGACGGCTCCCATAAAGCGGTAATTCAGATTACGGGCCTGAGTGATGGCACTGGAGAAAGTGCTGTCACGAAGGTTGACGTAAGCGCCTTAAATTCGAGGCCGTCAGATGGTACGGCATGTAGCGGCGTAACCATTCAGAAGTTGTACCATTCTGTGGTTGGATACACTCAAGTACAGCTTCTATGGGATGCCACGACAGACACAATTGCAATCGCCCTTGCTGAAAGCAGTAATGGTCACATGGATTTCACAGATGTTGGAGGTATTAAGAATACTTCTGGGTCTGGGAAAACTGGTGATATTCAGCTTACAACAGTAGGTGCCGCCAACTTGGATAGTTATGTGATTATCCTTGAGCTGCTTAAACAATACGGGTGACTTATGGCTACATCTGGGACGAGAACTTTTAGTCTTGATGCAGCCACGGCAATTGAAGAGGCGTATGAACTTGCTGGTTTAGAGCTTCGTACAGGATACGACGCGCTCGCTGCGCGTCGGTCCTTAAATCTTTTATTCGCTGATTGGTCAAATCGAGGTATTCAACTTTGGGAGGTTACTCAGGTAACCACCTCTCTTGTTGAGGGGACGAATTCGTATGCGCTAAATGCATACGATATAGACATTCTTGATGCAGTTATTCGTCGAGAGGTAGGAGGAACTGATACAGATTATCAAATTAGTCGAATCGACAGAAATGAGTTTCTAGGGATTCCGACTAAGTCTACGAAGGGTCGTCCGAGCCAGTTCTATGTAGAGAGGACGATTACCCCTACGCTTTATCTCTGGCCTACTCCGGAAAACTCAACAGACGAGTTTATCTCTTATCGCTGGGCTCGCATTCAGGACGTGGATGCTGCGATAAATGATCTGGATCTTCCTTCCAGATTTTTGCCGTGCATGGTGTTGGGGCTTGCAACAGCATTAGCCTTAAAAAAGAATCCTCAGAAATTACAAATTCTCCAACCACTGTACGAAACCTCTTTACTCAACGCATTGAGGTATGATGAGGACCGCTCTTCTGTTCACTTAGTTCCGAGGGCGAGCTATATCTAATGGCATATGCGCAGGGAAAACATGCATGGGGAATTTGTGATCGGTGCGGGTTTCGGTGCAGATACTTGCAGATGCGAATGGAATGGACCGGGTTTAAGGTCTGTCCTGAGTGCTTTGAAGTCAAGAACCCTCAGCTAGATCCACCTAATTTTGGCCCAGATGCAGAGGGGCTTTATCAGCCTCGTCCTGAGCAATCACTTCCTCTTGCACAGTTAGGACAGGTAACGACAGAAGTTCCTGGACCTATGACGTCTATTGCTAATGATCCTCCGTCGATGATTGGGCATGCCTTTAACGGGTTGGTCAGTTATGCCGATGTTGGGGATTTGACAATAACTACGGAGTAGTTATGAGCTTTACGCTAGGAACATTAGAGACTGCGATTAAAGAGTACTTGGACAGCACTGAAAGTACTTTTACCAGTAATCTGTCAAATTTTATTCAGTCTACAGAAGAACGGATTTTGAAGTCTGTAGACCTTCCGGTATTTAGGAAGAATGTGACAGGGACAGCTGCTTCGGGAAATGCATATTTAGGAAGCCCTTCAGACTTTCTTTCTCCATACAGTCTTGCAGTGATTTCAGGAAGCAATTACTCATATCTATGGTTTAAGCACGTTACTTTTATTCGTGACTACACCCCAGCTTCGGCGACAACCGGGACTCCCCAGTATTACGCAGTGTTTGATGATGACTCGTTTATCCTTGCGCCGACTCCGAATTCAAATTACACATTTGAGCTTCACTATAAATACAGACCAGCGTCGTTAACAGCAGGGGCTTCTGGTGGGACCACATGGCTCTCAACTAACGCACGAAACGCGATGTTGTATGGATCGCTTATGGAAGGAGGGACATTTTTGAAAATGCCTCCTCAAGAACTTCAAATGTTCGAAGGACGTTTCCAAGAAGCAATGGCAACGCTGAAGACGATGAGTGAGGCCATTAGCGATGAATATCGCTACGATCTTCGGAGTAGACCACCGACTATTGAGATGGCCGCAAATGCACAGTCACAAGGGTAGTTTAGAGGGAAAACATATCGCGCTGCTCGGGTTAGGGCAGAGTCAGCTCGACTATCATCTCTCAATTACTCACAGCCAAGAGTACGATGAGATTTGGGCGATTAATGCGATGTGTGCGGTGGTTCAGCCCGACCGTGTGTTTATGATGGACCCTGCTTCCCGTTTCCTGGATACTGAGGATGCGGGAGGCCAGACAAAAGTTATGCGTAAGGTTCTTCCGACCTTACAATGTCCAATTTATTCCTGCGAGATTGATTCTCGGGTTCCTTCGATAGAGCTGTATCCATTAGGACAGGTTGTTGGAGAACTTGGATGTGGTTATTTCAACAATACTGTGTCCTATGCAATCGCTTTTGCATTATGGACAGGGGTCAGTCGTCTAAGTGTGTTCGGTATTGACTTTACCTACTCGACAAATATGCACTATGCGGAGATGGGCCGAGCTTGTTGTGAGTTTTGGCTTTCTCGTTGTATGTTGTCTGGAATGGAGGTTGCGATTGCCCCTAGGTCTCCATTACTAGATACGAATGTTTCGACGGATCAGAAGCTATACGGATACCATCGGTTAGAGAACCCTCCTGTTGTATATATGGAAGACGGGGAATTGAAGGTAACTACTTCTTCTGAGATCCTTCCTGAGGAGGAAGTGGTCGTCTCTATCTATGGTCGAGAAGATGGGGTAGAAGTACCTCGTTCAGTTGAACCTGCGAGCTATTAAATGTTTCAAGTTGATGTTAGTTCTTCTATAGGGGATTTGGGAGTACAGACGACCCATCATCGAGGGCACTCTCCAGAAGAGTGGGCCAAGATGGCTACTGATCGCATTGTTAGTATTAGTGATCAAGCTCCTGAGCCGATACGTCAACAAGCTCATGCTTTCAAAGGTTATTGCCAAGCCTTGTTGACTGATTATATGCAGAAGGCCGTGGAGAGTCATATGTGCACGGTATGCAATTTACTTGAACAACAAGGGCAGCAAGATATAGCCCAAATCATCAGGAGACTGTAATGGCAATCACTCAAGCAATGTGTACTTCTTTCAAGAAAGAGCTCTTGGAAGGGGTTCATAACTTTAAGAGCTCTGGTGGAAACACCTTTAATTTAGCGTTGTACACAAGTTCTGCGACCATGTCTGCGGCAACTACTGCGTATACGACAAGTCAAGAGGCATCAGGAACTAACTACACGGCGAAGGGCGCGTCCCTTACTCGGGTTGATCCTACAACTTCTGGTACAACTGCTTTTACTGATTTTTCAGACTTAACCTTTGGAACCTGCACGATAACGGCACGCGGATGCATGATCTTTAATGATTCAGCATCTGGCGATCCGGCAGTTGCCGTGTTCGACTTCGGAGGGGATAAAACAAGCACTGCAGGGAGCTTTACGATTACGTTCCCTACTGCGGACGCGAGTAACGCAGTTATTCGTATTGCCTAGAGGATGGCCAATGTTACAGGTTGGGGCCGAGGCGCGTGGGGTTCTGGCGCGTGGAGTCAGGAGGACCCGGTCGAGGTTACGGGGCTGGCGGGT